GATAGAAGCAGTAGCGATAATCCCATTCGACAACGAACCAACAATAGAAAAAGTAGAAAATAATGTAGCTTATTATCTAAATAATAATTTGATGAAAGTTGAAGCAAATGATTTTTATTCAGTTGATAGGTACTTAATAACATACGAGGAAGTGCAGGTTGAATTATAGGCAACAGTTAGAAGTTATAAAAGGTTTAAGCATACCATCTGAGACTCAGACAAGAATGGATTGTCCATTCTGTAATGGTAGGAATACTTTGTCTATTGATACAACTGAAAACAAAATAGGTTGGTATTGTTTTCATTCAGCATGTAACGCAAAAGGTAAACATCAAGGGGAAAAGAATATGCATTATGTAGACAGAGTATTTCATGGCAATCAAACATTACACATAGAAGATACAGAATTTAAAATACCAGATAGTTTTCAATCAATATATTCAAACGAAAAAGCAATGCGTTGGCTATCCAATAATAATTGTTGGGAGTCTTGGTCTTGGGGTCGAGCAGATTTTAAGTATGACGTAAAACAAAATAGAGTTGTATTCTTAGTTAAGAATAGAATATCACATAAGATAGTTGGTGCAGTAGGTAGATCATTAAATAAAAATGATTTTCCTAAATGGTTTATGTATGGTAATAAAGATGTACCTTTTAAATGTGGCGAGTGTAGTGATGCAGTAATTGTAGAGGATTGTCCATCAGCTTGTGCAGTATCAAATATATTAACTGGTATTTCTATCATGGGTACTAAGTTAAAATCAGTACAGAAATCACACTTGAAACCATACAAAAATTTATATATATGTTTAGATAGAGATGCTACAACAAAAGCATATGACATGGCAAAAGATTTAAGATCATCTGGATTTGAGAATGTAATAGTAAAACCTTTAGAAGATGACTTAAAGTATTTTAACACAGAACAAGTAAGGGAGATATTTTATGGATGATGAAATGAAAAAAGAAATATTAGATAGTTGGAATAGTTGGAAATATGATATAGCAGATATGAATAGATCTGAATGGACACAGAGAGATCAATCAATATTAGATACAATAGATTTATTATTAAGAAAGGAGTACGGAGATGTCAGTAAATCTTGATAGAGGTTCAAATGATCTTGAGGAGATTATAGATAAACAAAAAAAGATAATTGATTATCTAAAGAAACAAACTAGAAAATGTGATAATAAATTTACAACATTTGTTAAGTATAGAGCAGAAGAACTTATGGCTCTTTATGCAGAAGTAAAGAGATTAAAGAATGAAAATGAGGACATGAGATTAAGTAAAATTAAATTACAATTTGAGATAGATAGATTAAAAGAGGGAAGCAAATGATAGAAAAACAAATGATTAGGCTTATGCTTAATAAAAAATTTTATACACAATACAAAGGCACACTATCGCCAACAGTATTTGCAGGAGATGTGAGTTCTCTGTATGATACAATACAAAAAGCACATGATAAATATGAAGAGGATATAAAGATTGATGAGTTATATTCTTTGCATACTACAATATTTAACCCTGCATTGACCCGTGCTGCGAAAGAAAAGTTTAGTGAATTAGTTGAAGACATTAAGGAAGTACAAGAACCTAGTAAGGAGATAGCAAGAGATATCATGCGTATACTATCTGATAGAGATCTTGCACAGAGGATAGCAGTAGAGTCTACCGAAATATTTAATGGTAAAGAAGCAAACTTTAATGAGATAACAACCATGATAGAAAAACATAAGCATGGTATCGATGAGGAAAAAGTTCCTGCAGTTACTCATAACATAAATGATGTGCTAACTTCTTTAGCAACAACATCTAGATGGAAATTTAATATACCTATTATGAAAGAGAATGTTGGTGGTATAGGTGGTGGCAATCTTATGATTGCATTTGCTAGACCAGAGACAGGTAAGACTGCGTTCTGGGTTAGTTTATGTGCAGGACCAAATGGTTTTGCAGAACAAGGTGCAAAGATACACGCATTTATAAATGAGGAACCTGCTGTTCGTACACAGATGAGAGCAATATCTTGCTACACTGGTATGACTAGAGAAGAAGTTATAGGTGATTTAGATACAGCCCAATCTTATTGGGATGAAATAAAAGATAATATATCTATGTTTGATACAGTCGATTGGTCAATGGACGATATAGATGCACACTGTGAAAAACACAAACCAGATATTATTGTTATAGATCAGTTAGATAAAATAAATGTGACAGGGACATACGCAAGAACAGATGAGAAGTTAAGGCAGATATATACAGCAACAAGAGAGATTGCAAAAAGAAGAAACTGTGCAGTCATAGCTATATCTCAAGCGTCTGCTGATGCACATAATAGAAACAGTATTTCATTTGACCAAATGGAAAACTCTAAGACTGGTAAAGCTGCCGAAGCTGATTTAATTATTGGTATAGGTAGAAATGCAAACAGTGATTTAGAAAATAAAATAAGAACATTATGTATAAGTAAAAATAAAATAAATGGCTATCATGGAGAACCTGTGTGTACCATTAGAAGGGAAATAAGTAGGTACGAGGTATGAGTCCATTAGATAAGTTATTAAATTTAGTTATAGCATTTAGTATAATTTTTGTTTTAGTATACGCTTGTTATTTAACATTACAATTACAGGATATGTGGGATATGCTTATTGAATATAAAAATAAAATAGCAGATCAACAAAAAGAATTAAGACATTTAAAAATATTAATCATAGCTATGAAAGGAACATCTGTATGATAACAACAGTAGACGTAGAAACATCTTGGCAAAAAAATGAGAATGGTGGGTATGACCCATCACCTTTTCATCCAGATAATATATTAGTTAGTGTAGGTATTAACGATGAATATTATTTTACAAATCACAGTGAGAGAATAGATAGAGGCTGTGCTGTTAAGATACAGGATACTCTAAATAAAACAACTTTACTTGTAGGTCACAATATTAAATTTGATTTAATGTGGTTGCTTGAGGCAGGATTTAAATACAGAGGTAGGGTGTATGATACTATGCTTGGTGAATATATTTTAAACAGAGGTGTTAGAAAAAGTTTAACGCTTGAGATGTGTTGCCGTAGAAGAAAGATAGGATCTAAAGATAGTAGTGTAAAAGAATATATGGATAGAGGTGTGTCGTTTGAAAACATACCAAAAGATATTGTAGAGGAATATGGTAGAATAGATGTGCAGATAACTAGAAGTTTATTTGATTCTCAGATGGCTGATTTAAGATCAGAAAATAATAAGGGTTTACTTATGACAGTTAAGATGATGAATGAGTTTTTAGTTGTGCTAACTGACATGGAACGTAACGGAATCAATGTAGACTTAAATGAATTAGATAGAGTTGAGAAAGAATTTAGAGCAGAGTTTGCATATCTAAAACAAAAGATAGATAAGATTGTATATAGGCAGATGGGTGATACAAAAATTAATCTATCTAGTCCAGAACAATTAGCTTGGTTGATTTACTCTATGAAACCAAAAGATAAAAAACAATGGGCTAAGATATTTAATGTTGGTATAGATAAAAGTACAGGTAAGAGTAAGAGAAGACCTAATTATTCTAGGCAACAATTTAGAAATTTAGTTGCAGATAATACAGAGGTAATATACAGAACTGTGGCTGAGCAATGTATAGCTTGTCATGGTAAGGGTGTTATCAAAAGAATAAAAAAAGATGGTAGTCCATTTAAAAATTATACTAAATGTTCTGATTGTGATGGTGAGGGTTATATCTATACACCAATGGCAAAAGTTGCAGGATTTAGACAAAGACCTAGAAGTGTTTATGATATTGCAGAGTCTGGATTTAGAACTGATAGAATTACTTTGAGTAAGATAGCATCAGAAGCAGAGGGTGAGTTCAAAGAATTTATAGATGCAATTGTAAGACATAATGCAGTAGACACATATCTAAATACATTTGTAGAGGGATTAAAAAACTTTACAAACGAAAAAGGTTTCTTACATCCTAAGTTTATGCAGGCTATAACTGCAACTGGTAGGCTATCAAGTCGTGATCCTAACTTTCAAAACCAACCTAGGGGTAGAACATTCCCTATTCGTAAGGTTGTTACATCTAGATTTGAAGGGGGTAAGATACTAGAGATAGATTTTGCACAACTAGAATTTAGAACTGCAGTATATCTTGCACAAGATAAGCAAGGTATGGAGGATATAAAAAATAAAATAGATGTGCACCAATACACTGCTGATATTATAGGAGTATCAAGACAGGATGCAAAAGCACATACATTTAAACCTTTGTATGGTGGTGTAACTGGCACTGAAGATGAGAAAAGATACTACACTAAATTCTTAGAGAAGTATAAAGATATAAAAAAATGGCATGAAAAATTACAGAGTGAAGCCATAAGATACAAGAGAATTAAACTACCAACTGGTAGGGAGTATGCTTTTCCATATGCAGAGAGAACACCTTGGGGTGGATCTACTTATGGTACTCAGATAAAAAATTACCCTGTACAAGGTTTTGCAACAGCAGATATTGTACCAATGGCATGTATAAATATATATAAAATTATGCAAGAGAAAGGTGTAAAGAGTTTACTTGTAAACACAGTTCATGATTCTATCGTGGCAGATGTTTATCCTGGAGAAGAAGATGTGATGAGTGAAATATTTAAGCAGGGCACATCAGATGTAATACCATCCCTCAAAACGTATTACAATATTAACTTTAACGTACCCTTAGATACCGAGTCAAAGATAGGTATTAACTGGTTACAAATGGAGGACATAAAATGAGTAAGGACATAGATGCATTGGATAGCTTAGATGAGTATTCTGATGAGGAGTATTCTGCATATTTAGAATACACACAACTAAAGGACCAATGTGTAATAGAGCCTACAACATTGTATATAAATGACAAGCATGAGTTTTTGTCAGAGTGGACATACTTTGCAAATGCTGATGATCTAGAAGTAAAAATAATAAATGGAGATACAATAATATGTTAGAAAAAATATTGTTTATAATGTCTATAATATATGTTTCTTATTTGATAATTAAAATACTTTATAATGCGTCAAAATAACCAATGGTATTTTTTTATAAATATGATATACACAAAAACTAAAATAAGGAGGACGAATGTCTGATAATAATGTGATAGTAAAAGGAATGTCTAATGAGCAGATAATGCAAGCCATAGGACAGGATGATGGGTCTAGCATGGGTGTTAACATACCTAGATTAGCTATAAATCGTAGCCCAGAAGATGATGATGGTAATCAATTACCAGTAGGTCATTTTTATACATACGATTCAAGTACAGGGCAGAATGTATATTCAAAACCTGTAACACTACGACCATTTATAAGTGCTATGCAATACATGCACTATGATGCTGTTAAAAGTGAATATGTAAATAGATCTATAATCTTTAAAAGTTGGAGAGAAGAAGCTATAGATATCTTAGGTGGTACTAAATGTGGTAAGATACCATTTAAAGAAAGATCAAGTCTAACTCCAGAACAATTAGAAGAGCAAAGAACTATTAGATGCTATAAGTTAGTCTATGGTTTATTAAGTTTTGATAAAGGTGTTACTGCTAAAGGTGAAACTACATCTGTAAAAAATCTACCTGTGTTATATAGAGTTACAGGTACAGCTTTTTCACCAGTTACATCTGCTTTAGATCTTCTTAACAAAAGAAAGAAACTTATGTTTAATTGTACTATGTCTTTAAATACTAAGAGACAAAAGAAAGGTGGTAATGTTTATTATACTCCAGATATAATGGTAAACTCAGATGCTAACCTACAATTATCAGATGATAATATGGAGACAATAAAGCTGTTTCAAGAATCTATTGATGTTGAGAATAAAGAAGTCATAGATCTATACAATTCAGCTAAATCTAAATCTTCTAATTCTAACGATACTATTGATGCTAAAGTTGTCAAAGAGTTAGACCCAGAAGAAGTATTATCAGCATAACAAATTAACTACTAGGTATTAAATGGAATTAAAAAATATAATCAAGTCAGACTTTAAACATAGCTTTAGTTCTATTAATAAGTTTAAACATAATCCTAGTGAATGGCTTGTTCACTATGGATTAGGTTTGAGAGTATCTAGTAGTCCAGCGAT